TAAAGCAATCCAAGAATGCGAAGCTTTCAAAAGATAGATTGCCTGTAATTAAAAAGGGCAAGTTCAAGGGCTATGTGATTTATACCCTGACACTAGAAGAACGCGCCACCTGTCCCCGCTCGTGCTATCATTGGAATAATTGTTACGGTAATAACATGATGTTCGCGCACCGGCTGCAGCATGGCAGCGAATTAGAACAGCGCATCAAAGAAGAGATAGAAGAACTGTGCGCCACCTATAAAGGGGTGATTGTCCGGCTTCATGTCTTGGGTGATTTTTATTCTGTGGATTATGTAGCAGTCTGGCAGCATCTTCTATCTAAATTTGATAACTTGGCGGTTTGGGGATTTACCGGCTATGCGCCAAATAGTGATATCGGGCTTGCCCTTCGTGCGGTTCGCGGTGGCTTTCCCGACCGGTTCAATGTTCGATTTAGTAATGCACCAGCTTGGCAGTTTAGCGCGAACAGTGCCGACCTATACAAACCGGAAAAGAACAAATCTATCGTTTGTCCTGAACAAACCGGCGCAGCGGAATCGTGCGCGACCTGCACCCTTTGCTGGTCTGCACCGGATAAACAGATTTTATTTGTGACGCACTAGGAAATTTTGTCAGGCCATGCTTAAAAACCAACGTAATATTTTGTCAGCTTATATCCTTTTTCTTGGGCTATCTTGCCGGTTTGGTTGTTGGTTACCACTGGCGGGGATAGCATCGGGCAAGTTGAGCAGCGGGGCTTGTCCAAATGGGGCGGGGCGGGATCGATTTCCCGCCTCGTTTTTTATCTGAATTTTGTTGTTGACCGATTCGGCGGCGGCATGGCATAAACAAATCAAGGCCGGTTGCAAAGACTGTGCCAATAACCAAACCGAAAGGAACAAATAACCATGTTTGATTTAATACCGACTCAATCAATTGATAACGCAAGGGCGAAGGGCAGCGACCTTTCATCTGTCCATCATGACGTTTTTGACTGTGCAGTTTATCATGAATTCGCCAGCTTCGAGCCGGTGCCAGTCGAGGCCGTTGTAACTGATGCCGATGGCATTGTTGAGCCGCAGCGCATGCCATATCATGCCTTGCGTAATACCCGAACAAACCGCGTTGTTGATGTGGTGCCGTTCAATCTGGAAACTTATAACCTGACACCCCATGCCGAACTTATGCGGGAACAAGCGCACATTTTGAACGAATCCGGGCTTCGTGATTATCTGGGCAATGTTGAAGTTTGCGACCGGATCTATGAAGAGGGTTTGCGGGTGCACCGGACAATCTATTTTCATGATTTAGTTGACCGCAGCCGGACAAGATCAGGCCAGCAAGATGATACGCGTTGCCGCTTGGATATCTTTAACAGTGTCGATAAGAGTTGGACGCTGCAAGTATTCAGCGGTGCATATCGTGACCTTTGCCGCAATACGTTGGTTTTTGGTGGATCGAAGGCATATCACCAGAAGGCCAAACATACTAAAAACATGAATAGCGGCGCACTAATAACTAAGGGCGTTTTGGGCTTGGAAATGTGGGATAACCAGCGGGAAACGATGCAGGCATATCGCGAAATAGGCATGACTGAGAAGCAGTTTAATGACGTTTTGATTGATTCCGGCATGATCGACAAAGTTGGAAAAGTTGCCGCAAATAATGACGAATTGAAGGTAAACCAACGCAAGCTTGCGACCTTGCTCGATCTTTACGGCAAAGAAACACGCGAACTAGGCGAGACGATGTGGGCGGCATTTAATGCCCTAACCCACTGGTCAACTCATTTGCCCGATGCCAACAAAGGCGGCAGGGATGAAAAGAAACGTCTCGATAAGTCAATTGCCGTTCGTGATCTTGTCCAGTCTAACGCATGGCTAAATTATGCAGGAATGGTAGCGGCATAACATGGGCGAGTTTATAGCAAATGCTTACAAGGTAGTCTGGATCGTGCTTCTTGTAATCGTTATTTTAGCGATCTTTTAAAAACCAACGAAAGGAACTTAAACCGATGACTAAAATTCCAACAAACTTAATCAACGATTTTGCAACCCTTACTGATCGCATGGAACGTGCTATTAGGGAAGATGAGCGGGCAACCGTTTTGCAAGAGATCAACGAACGCCAGCAAGAGGCGGCGCAACGATTCCTTGCGGCTATCTTTGCGGATCGTAACGGCGAAACCTCTGGGCTAAATCTGGGGGATTCGGCGGCGAAAAAGCTTCGGCAGCGGCGCGGGTTTCATTCCGATAGTAAGCTTGGGAAGTTGTATCGTTGCCTTGCCTATCGTAAATATGCGGTAACAAAGAACACCCTCATTCGTGAATCTGGCATGACCCCGCTTTCGGTTTATAAGGGAATCCAGACCTTGCGCCGTAAAGGGTACAATATCCAGACTGTAGCCGGTCATGGTATCAAGCGCAGATATAGGCTTGCAAGTTAACCGGCGGGCGGCTATAACATGGGGGCGGGGCGATGTTGTCCCGCCTCAGAAACCAACGAAAAGGAACTAAACTGATGGCTAACAAAGCTTTGAATATCACCCCTGAAACCAACGCAGATGATCTTGTTGTTTTGGATCGTAAACAGCTTGTAATGTTTGCAAAGCAATTGCAGCATCTCAATACGATGATGAACCACCTCAAACAAACAGCCGATTTATTAGGCATCCCCGACTGGGATTTGGATCGAAACAACACCGTGAAAGCATACGCTGAACAGTTGAAGGTGATCAAAACCGACGAGTAACCGACGCGCATTCCTCCCCAACCTTGACCCGCTTGGCTAGTCCGGCGGGTTCTTTTTTGCCTTGATCGCAGTAAATATCTTTGCGGGTTGTTATTGCGGGATAAACTAGGGGGACGATATCCGCTGCACTGCTAACAAATACGCACTCAACAACACCTCTACAGAATAACCGACATGGATAACCTGTCAGGCAGGGCAAAAAAATACACGCATTGACGCGATATAGTGGCGGGATTTACCGGCGGGATCTTTTCGGCAGGTTGTCAGGGGCGGGGATTCCTCGGGCTTGGCAAGATGGGAGCCTCTATCGGGGTGGCAAGGGCCACTGGGGGGGTACCGGTACCTGTATGCAATGTCGACAGCAATTTTACCCTTGAGGGTTATCGGTATGGGAATAAAACCGACGTGTTGGGGACCCCCATTGGGATAGCCCCCGTGATCGAGACAAAAAAAGACCCCAAAGGGATCTCCCAATGGGGTACAAAACCGACGTATTACGTGTCCCGACGTGTCCCGGTGGGTGTGGGGGTTATTTCCCGGCGGGTCTTACCCTCATCATACAGGTAAAATCACGATTTGTCAACCGAAAACCGACCCCATTCTAATTTTTTTTTATAAAAAAGATAATCCATACCATATTTCCTGTTGACTTACATACATCTAGGGGCTATACTTGGGTTGTGGGGCTAGATTATCTAGCGCAGTCCGACAAAATCCTATTATTAACCTTGAAAAAGGGACGTGTAGGCTAAGTTATCGGTCCCACATCTCTTTTCACAGGAAATCGACATGCTATACGAAGCAGCAATACTCGTCTGCCTGTCGGTTTCGCCCGACACGTGCCACGAACTCAACGATACGAGGGGTCCCTACGAAACAAAGGAAGCCTGTAAGGCTCGTGTAGACGAGATGGCATCCTTCGTAACCCAAGCAAACCTCTTCGAACTCAATATTCAGTGGAAATGTGCGTCGGTTTCGGAAAAAAACGATGAACCTGCTACCCCAGACACACAAAAAAAGGGAATTAACACCTCAACAGGAACAATTCCTCGAGTTGCTATTTGAAAACGGTGGTCAGGTCACCGCTGCAGCCCTCGATGCAGGCTACTCACGTGGTTCAGCAGCGTGGCTCAAGTCTACCCTATCCGATGAAATCATCGAACGCACCAAGCAGGTCCTTGCAACCAACGCATTAAAGGCTGCTAACCGCGTAATTTCAACGATAGACAACCCCGCCCCAGAACGTGGAGACGATCTCCGTCTCAAAGCTGCCGAATCGCTCCTCAACCGCGTCGGCGTAGCTAAACAAGAACAAATCAACCACAATGTAACCGCCGTTCACGGCGTAGTTCTGTTACCCCCTAAAAAAGAGGTCGTGATCGATGGCTAACGACAAAGAAATTCGTACCGACGGTCGTACAGACAAAGAAATCCGCATCATTGCAATGGAAAACATAAGCAACCTGACAGACAAACAGTTGGACAGGTGGCAGAACGAAATTAGTAAAAACGTGTACGGCAGAAAGAAACTGGCTGGCGGTGGCAAAGCCTGTCGTGGACGCTCCGCACAAGGAAGTGCAGAAAAAAACTAATGTCGGAAGACATCACCCCTAAAAAGAAAGCGGGTCGACCCCCGAAGGACCCCAACGCACCCAAAGCAACGTATCAGCTATCCACCGCTGAACGTGCTCGTCGTGCTGCACAGAAAAGATTACGGACTGCAAAGAAGAAAGCAGCGCAGTCAACAAAGAAAGCTGAAGACCAGAGAAGTTACGCCCGTGAACTGGAGAAGACAATTGGAAAAGTCGAAAAGGCAATCTCTGGAAAGGGAAGCGCAGTTGTCGACATGGGAGATCTCTCCGTTCTACCCGGACCCGTTTCAGAACTCGTTGGG